CGGCTAGACAGAGAAGGGATTGCTCCCTCCCCTGCCGTAATCCCTAACAGCCGCCGCATTGAAGCCGATAGGGATGTGTTGATTGCCTTTAGCGCTTAAACAGGCTCTAGCGTGCTAAAGAACTTCTTGAACGTGGTGTTGTCTGTATCTGCGTAGGCTGTGATCGAAACCATGTAGCCGATAGCATCGCCTGAAGCCAAAGTGCGCTCGCCGACTGATGTGACTTCACCCGCTGGGATGTATGTACGCTCAACAATTGAACCGTCTACAACGTCGATGACGAATGACTGACGGCCACCTGTTGCAGTTGGGTCGCCAGATAGAACGCCGTCTGCAACCTCTGAGCCGTAATACAACTCAAGAACGTTCAGGCTGGTTTCAAGGAAGGTAAGTGTTACTGAGTAGGTTCCCTCAGAAGTGACTTCACGAACTAGAGAGCCGTTCTGCCATGCTCTAATCTGTGCGGTTGTGCGATCTATTGTTTCTGAAATTCCGTCGGAACTTACATAACCAAGATCTAGGAACGCAGCGTCTAGCGCGGTTCCTGAGTCGGTTGGTCCGGTGGAGCCAGTTGGTGCGACGTAAACAGCGCCGCTGACTGCGACTCTTACGTTGTCTGAATCAAGTGACATGATGTCCTAACTAGTTGTGAGGCTTTCGCCCCGGTGAGTTATAGAAAAGCGCATAAATCTACGCTCTCCCTTGAGGTCTGTCACATCCTGAATGGAGGACTGAACAGATGTCGCCGTGATGGGTTCTCCATCAGGCAAGTCGTCAAAAAGTGCTGAGACTAGCAAGGCCAATGTTTCGGCTTTTCCGTAGCTCGCCTCATAGATGTTGACTCCAATTGCGGAGTCCATTAGGGTCTTGCCAACTGTGTTACCCCCGTCACGCCTCAGAATGACTTGTGCAGGGCTTTCGTCGGCTCTAATGGCTACTCGAACATCTGTCCGATTCTGTGCCGCTAGAAGGGTGTTTAGCCGTGATACCAAGTGAGCCATAAGGTCACTGAAAATAACTGCATCGCCCATGCCCTTTAGCCTTTCGCCCTACGTTTTCCAATTTGGTTTTTGGTCTTAGTCCCACGTCGGCCACCAGCTAAATCAAGCGCTCTGGAAAGGTCGCCAGTGTTAGCTTCATCAAAATCTGAGCCTCTGAGAACCTTGACCCTGATGCGAGTTCTGCTCTCTAGCGCTTCAAGCTTTGAGCCTGGCAGCGCGGCTTGGACTTTTATCATCCGCATTACTAGGTCGGCTCTTATTGGCTGGGACTTTAGAAGCTCTCTCATGCCTTTTCGGTTTAGCTCAACCTTGCCGCCGCCGCGGATCTTACTAGCCATTGGTTTCTTTTTGCAGATCTATTACGGTGCCGGGAGTCCATGAGCCAAGCCCACTAACCCAGTTGAATGATTCGCCGTCTAAGAGATAGCGCTCAGTTAGATAAATAAAAACATCGTCATTTTGGACATCTACGCCAGCATCAAGATAGACAGTCAAACCAGATGTGACCGTTACTTCTGCCAATCCAATTGTTTTAGATCCTGTCCTAGCGGCTACCTTTGCGAAAAGCTCGGTCTCGGTGGTTGTGGTTATCGGCTCGCCGTAGGAATCAACGCCGTCCGAAACTTGTCTGATTTGGGTAATTACCTGCATAGTTTCCGTTCCCAATAGTTGATGTTGAAATGAACGCCAGACCCCGGTAAGAGTCCGCAACCTTGGCTTCTACTGGGGACATCATTACCTGACCGCCTACGGCCCAAGCCGCATAGCTCTGAGAGAATGGCCCTACGGATTGCTGTGTAACGCCAGACGCGGCATCAGGGTTGATTGAGAGTGTTCTGGCCACCATGCCCGCAACTACGGCAACAACATCAGCTGGGATTGTGGTTGACCCATGCTCATAAGTGACTGTTACCGGAGTGTAAGAACCAAGGTCATAAATGCTCTGGTGTCCGTCGAATGTGTAGTCAATCTCATTGCCATCAAGGTCTTTGACCTCAGTAATATCGATAACGGGCCGCTGAACAAGCCTGACAACACCATCCCTAGGAAAGAGCCAGACAGAGCTTTCACCCTGCTCAAATTTCTGGATAGATCTTTGAACAAACAAGGCCGAAGCATCTTTTAGGTAAGCGTCAGCCTTGGAGGTTTCTGCAACCGTTAGGTCTCGCCCTAGGCGTGCCTCTACCTCTGCAATTGTTGCCAGTGACATATTGACCTCTCTAGATTCTTAGGGGTTGGCCAAGAGGCCAGAGCGAACCCTGACCCCTTGACGGATAGCCTTATTAAGGTGCGACGTATGAGACGTACTTGATGACAGCCTCAGACTTGATAACCTTTGCGCCGTAGACGTTCAAGCCACGAACAATGTCCGAGAACTTGGTCTGGTTACGCAGAGCCTCTAGTGACTGAATCTGGTTCACGAATGCAACGGTGTCGCCGTGGTACCCAATAGCTGAAACGTCAGTACCCAATAGTGGTGATTCGAGTACGTTCATGCCATATAGTCGAACGATCTGACCATTGCGTAGTTCTTCACTTGAACCAGCGGCAGCTACGTCAGATAGTCCCTGAATTAGCAGGTCTCCGAAGTCAGGTGTTACAACAACGTATCGGTTGCCCATTGGAACCTTGGCGGTCACCATCGCAGTTCTGATTGACCGAATTGCGGTTTTAGCTTCGTCAGATGTGTCGACCACAACTTCGCCAGTGTTACCGTTTGTAGCGCCAGCAAGCATCTGAGCCAATAGGTATGTCTCAGCATCCTCGGCTAGGGCCTTACCAGCGGCATCAGTCCAAGCGTTGAATGAACCAGCAGCCTGTACCTTGTCAACGTCATCAACGTTTACAGAAAATGCCTTTTCCTGGTTGAGTAGCAACTGAACCTCGGTGTCATTCAAGGCCTCAGCGGTGATTGAGCGACCTGCGGCTTTGTAGTCAACGATGGTTGGAGTAGTTGCGTTGATGATGTGGACAGTGTTTCCGCGAGTTGCGTCACCTGAATACTGTGTGTTTAGGGTTGGAATAACAATCTGGTTAGCGATAAAGCTCTGTGTTACGCCAGCGCTCCAGATCTCCGGTATGAATTGGTCAATAGCCATTTTTTATCTTCTTTCGTTAGTATTTGCCCATGAGCGTGTCTAAGCGGCCCTCTTTAGTGGCTGCCAGAATCTCTGCAGGGGTCATGTCTTTTAGTTCGTCTCTACTTCTAATTTGAGACTTACTAGAGTTCTTACCCCGAGCGCCTTGCCCGAGGTCTGGGATTATTGGCTCAGCTTTTGTGCTGTGCGCCTCAACCCATGACTGAATCGCCTCTGAGTCGATGTTGCCGTCACTCAAAATGAATGAAGCTTTGTCAAAGTCAAGTAATGAACTGCCGTCAATTGAACGGTTACTGAGCAAGCTCTTTAGCTCTGAGTCAACTAGCTTCGCCGCGTATTCTTTTCTGATTGCTTGAGAGGTTTCTTCACGTGTCTGCTCAATAAGCTTTTCAGTGTCGGATAGTTGGGAACGCTTGATGTCGTCTAGCTCTTTAGCTGCGGTACCGTTTGCCTTAGCTTGCTGCTCATTCTTTCGGCTAAGAGATTTCCACTTGTCAACCTCTGCCTTTAGTGTGTCCGTTTCGGACAGTTCTGAGGTCTCAGTTTCGGTAGTCTCGACCGCCTCGTCTGTTGTCTCAATAGTTGCGGTTTCTGCCGCGTTTGATTCAGCCATGTTTCTCTCCATTTCGGATTTAGGAATTGCGCTCGTTGCGAGCTAATCAGCGTGAGCTGAAATCTAATTTGATCTAGGGCCGGAAAACTCTTGGTCTCGCCAGCTCAGTGTCGGGCCGTATTCACCATGGTTTCTGGTAACTACCAGCTCTGTGTAATCTGCAAGCTTTTCGCCCTCTGTAGGTGAGTTGATGACCTTGCCCAACCCAGCATCTCTAGCCCCAAAATCAGGGTCTATCTTTAGCTGTTGCTCGATGCTGTCATAAGTAGTGTCTAGTCGGACTTGATCAATCACTTGCCCAGGGTCTTGGTCGCCATAAATGGGCATTTCGCCGCAATCGCAACCGGGATGTATTGGCATAAGCTCATCGCTAAAATAACGTTGCGTTGAAGCTATTGAACAAAGCGCGCAGTTCTCATTGCCAGTTAGTGTTCTGGCATAACCAACAATGTTGTCATTTGAACCACGCGACATAAATCCAGCGTTTCGCCTTGCTAGTTGAACGTCAGTAGAAACAATTGACTGAATCCGAGTGCCGCCCAAGGCGACGGCTCGCGTCAAATCTTCGCCTTTAGCCAGTGACTTGTAAACATCACCGAATGGCCTGCGATAGACCTCAGTAGCCGCTGCACCGTTTCTAAGCTTGGTAACCGTAAAGTCACTAGATGAAACCGATGGAGCTGCAAAAGCCTCGCCACGCGCCTTAGCCATCTGTTGATAAAAAGCAACTTGCAGCTTTGCCGCCTGAAGCCTGCCTCCGGCAAGTGTTGGCTCAATCATGGCGCTAAACTTCTCAAAGTCAGCGTCACGCCATGAACCAAGGTTTGTGAATGCGCCAGCAACTCTGACCCCAAGACCATTTACTAACCGAGAACTTAGGCGATTGTAAGCTTCAAGTAACTCACGCTGGGTTGCCATTA